ACCAGCGTCTCGCGGGGTCCCGGATGGTCGGCCCAGAACGCGGCCGACGAGTTCACCGGAACCATCTTGATGAGGGGACCTCTCCCCCGGGAGCCAGACTTCTTGGAACCACCACGAGGAACGTCTGATTTCCTCTGGTACACCTTGCCGGCGTAAAGCCGGCCCTCACGCCTCGCCGCATCTACGGCCGCCTTCGAGAGATTCTTCACTAATACTGGAGCCATCGGTATTGTTGTTAAAGATATGAACCTTAATCTTTGAGGTGAGTTCTCAAAGCCTCAATATACCGAATCAATTCCACCAAAAGAGTTTAAAAACTTCATGTTTAAATCAACCTTTTGTACAAGCGAACTGTACTGCTCGGCTGAAATATGGCCCAGCGACTCGATGCATTCGAACCACGTTTCCGCGGTCTGAAGAGGCACTCGGTAGGTCTCAGCATTACATCTCACGATGTCGCTGAAGCTTAAACTACCTTTAAGCGAGTCGCACCACTCCCTCAGATTGATCTGAATGGATTCGAAGTGCTTTTGGTTAGTGAAGGACATGCCCGATAACTTAACCAGCTTTCGCCGGATGTTCGGCACGAGCATGCCGTGAATGAAGACGAAGCCGCAAAACGCGGCGAAGTCACCCCACTCAACACTCATAACAAAGCTACAATAGAGGGCTAGATTCTCTAGCCTACCAGTGTTGAAAGCCATGTTAGTCTGGTTGAGGTCGACGTCGTCCCCCTGCGTGAACAGCGCAAAGGGGCCGACGCCCTCGATAAGCCAAAGGGTTAAGGCCGTCATCAGGAAGGAGTTGCCGTATAGGGTTAACGGCTCTCCTGACGGCTTCACCCAGTCCAAGAACATGTTGAAATGTTCACCGATGACCTTATACTTCTCGATCATAGAGAAGTACAAGTCGATGAAGTCTTGTGAGACAGCCAACAGTTTGATGAACTCAGCCACGATGCCGTGGGTGAATTCGTTCTGCTTGCTGTCCATCTCAACAGCGTCCAACCGAGCGTTCTCGGCGGTCGGTACTTTGTTCGCCGCTTTAGAAAAGCGGCGCGCTGCCTCTTCGATGGATACGCCATTGTTCCAGACGCATTCCTCCTTCAGAGACCGACGAGTCACGTCGGCAATTGCTCGACAAGCGACGCCAAAGAAATTGACGGCGTCCTTAGACCAAGCCAAAATGCCTTGGGGTGCCTTCTTAGTGGCCTCGTAGGACATATCGTCCTCCTTGGCCTTGAAGTTCCCCTTGCCGGAGAAGCGGAGCTCTCGCTCCGTCAACTCCGACAACGGCGAATGGGCACTGCTGTAACCAGCAGCCTTAGCCTTGTCGAGCCAACTGTCGTAGACGTTGGACATGTCCACATCGTTCCAGGCGTTAGCCAGTTTCTCTGGATCGATGATCTTGTCGAACATGTTCTGCGCAATATCCCGTTGGAGTTTGCGCGCTTCGTCGTCGATCTCGAACGCCTTCTGCGTGCAGGCGTATCGAGTTGCAGCCGTTAAGAGTACCTGCGAACCATCGTCGGTTACGTAATGGAGACCATTGCTGGTCCCAAACCTAGAGATGGTGCGCATGGACTTCGTGTTCCCACGGGCGTTCTT